TCCAAGCCACGGACTTGGTGAGACAAGCCCCACCGGGGCTACAAAGAAGCTTCCCTTTCCAGCACAGCTGCAAGTTCAGGCTCCTCTGCTTTTAGTTGCATTTGTCTCGTTATGTTAATACTACCGGCCTTGAATGGATTGGCCATTCCAGGGGCGATAACAGAATTTGGTGTGGGCTTGGCTCCCATGCCAGCGGCACTGCTGGGCTTGAAGTGGTGCTCAAAACCTGAACCGGGGTTCTTTAAATTGCCCAGGTAGTTAGTAATATCTTGTTCGACACCTTTGTCCAAAATTACAACGTCGCCGTTGTCTTTTTTGTGCAGGTTGTTTTGTACCAGTAGCAGCATCTGCTCGGCGTTGATGGCACCGGCTTGGCTGATTGCTGATAAAGCTTTTGTGCGCATGGACGCCTCTTCATTGGAGACCTTTAGATCCGCCAGTTGACGTTCCAATGCACTGATCTGGGTGTCTTTTTCTTGGGCGCTTTTATTAGCTTCCTCCCAAAGATCCTTCCATTGGCCTTGGTCTTCCAGCGTTTGTTTGCGCTGGTCGTCCTGCTTTTTGTAGACATCGTCCAGCTTGGATTTGATGCCTTGGAAACGTTCCTCGGCTTCAGTTGCTTGCTGTTTTAAGGCGGCAAGCTGGGTCTCGTATTCGGCTTTTACAGCAAGCGCAGGGTCTGGTTGCTGTGGAGCGGTGTCGGCTGCAGCCACGGGCTGGTCAGAACTCGCCACGGGCGTGTCCTGGATGACGTGCTCTTCCATAGTCAGAAGTCAAAAGTGGTGGTAGGGGTGTCTTCCGCAGGCTTTGATGGCTTGCGCTTACGAACAGCTTTGCATACCTCGGGTTCAGGCTGCTGTTCACGTAGCTCGACGAGTTCCCATACTTCGGAACCGTCAGGCTTAGTAACTTTTTCTAGTGACTTACCCATGTAGGCGTACTCCATGTACTTGTTTAGTCTACTTGTGTAGTTTACAAGAACTTAATAAGTTCCCTCGTCCACTTCATCGACGGATACAACGCCGCCCGTAATGTCGATGCCCCCACCAGCGGTTAAAACTGCGTCGCTGCCGCGTGGGACCGTGAAACTTAAAATCGCAGCGTTGTTTGTGCCGCTGTTGGTTACTGTTGCGTTCGTTCCAGCGGCGCCTGTAGTTGTGGTGCCGATTGATATGGTTGCGGCGTTGCCTGTAGCGCCCTGTGGTCCGGTGGGGCCTTCGTCACCTTGAGGGCCTTGTGGACCCTCGGGGCCGGTGGCGCCTGCTGGTCCTGTAGCGCCTGCTGGGCCGGTGGCTCCAGTGGTTCCGGTTGATCCTGTGGGGCCTGCGGGTCCGGTGTCGCCTTGGACGCCCTGGGGGCCTGTAGCGCCGGTCTCGCCCTGAATACCTTGGGCACCTGTAGGACCGGTCGCACCTGTAGGGCCGGCGGGGCCTGTTGCACCAGCTGGACCAGTAGGACCTTCGGGGCCAGCAGGTCCGGCGGCACCAGCGGGGCCTTGGTCTCCCTTGGCGGCTGGGGCTTGGTTACCGCTAATTGTTAGTTGCGTGTTGCGTATGTTGCCTTTGGGGTCTTTCGTTCCAAGGCCGACAGCTGTGCCGGTCCAGCCACCCCTGGTGCGTGGACCGTAAAGTTGCTTCGTTTTGGTGTCGATGTACCAGTCGCCTGGATCGCCCTGGTCTGTTGGTGGACCCTCGCCTGAAAGTAAACTGCGGACTTGGCGCAGCTTTTTTGACAGCTTTACAAGAGCCGCCAGTTGCGCCAAAGTTAGTTCGGGCTGAGAGGCCATTATTTATTCGGTAAGCGCTTGAATAAACCGCTCCATCTGGTCCGTGCTTGGGTTGGACTCGCTTTCCTGAGCTTCGGCCTGACCGCTTTGTTCTTCGCCGGCACTGGGAAGGATTTCACCTTGGACAAGGATTTGACGGAATTCGTCGCGCCCCAGGACACCTTGGTCGAACAGTGCCGTCAGCGCGGTTACGTCTTGCCCGATTAAACGGTCGATGTCGAAATCGCGGCTGATGCTTACCTCTGGTGGGGCGATTCCTACATAATCGGCGGCTAAATTGAACGCCTTTTGTAGGGATTGCTCCAAGTCGAGAGATACCATCGACAGCATTGAGTTTGTATCGACACGGTCCAGGCGGCGGGCGTCGGCAGACTCGGCAACAAACTTTTGCTGGCTTAATGTGCTGATGCCCAGAGTGGCCATCTGCATCTGTAGCTCGCGGATTTCGTTGGACTGCGCTTCAAATGCGTTCGCGGCTGGTTCGACGTAGTAGACCTTGTTGCCAGGTTGGCTGGCCATTGCGTAGTTGACGCTTACAGCTACGTCTTTGGATTGGTCGTCCCAGCCTTCGAGGACAAGGATTGGCTGGCTTGCGATGTGCAGGCTGTGGATTAAATCGGCCTGGCGTTGGAAATGGGCCAGGTTTAAATATGCGATGTCAAGTAAGGGCGGCTTACTTGTAAGCGTGTCGGTCTTGCCTGCATAGGTTGTTACTAGGGGGATTTGGCCCAGGCTGTAGTCGCCTGATTCCACTAGCTCGTAATCTGAGGTGGCGTCCGTTGCGTCGAAGGCGTTTGGATATGGGAAGCCTCCCTGCATGTCCTTTTTGGTTTCGACCTGGCGGTAGATGCGGTATTGGCCGGGCTCGATAACACGGATCTGGTCGTATACTTTTTCGCCAAATTCGCCGTCAGGTACTACTGCTTTTTCTTTGATGCGTACCTGTATTAAATTGCCGTAGTTGACTTCACGGTCCAGGCGCCATCCGTAGATGTTGTCTGGGTCAATTTCGATCCAGTATGGGCGGCGATTAAGTTCGCGCTCCTCTGCAAGGCTGCGGGCACCCGTTGGTGCGGGGAAATCTACCAGCGTGTGACAATGGCCGTAGGTTAATGAGCACAGCAGCAGGCGGCGGGCATACTCGTCTAGGTCTGAGCCGCAACCATCAACGTCTTTTGCAAAAATATCGGTCCAGTATGGGTCGCCTACCAAACTGATCGGCTTACGCAGAATTAGTCCTGCGGCGGCACGCACCAGGCGCTGGGTAAAGGGTGAAAATACTGCGCGGTTTACGCGGGCTAGGTAGGCGGTGTAGTCCTCGCGGGGCTCGATTGGTAGGAAGGCTTCGCTGTTCTCGCGGAGGTATTCCGTGCCAAGGGTCACGGCCTTCATGATTTCCCAGCCCTTCATCATGTCCAACACCGCTTGCGTGCGGGTGAACGGACTGTCTGCTCCACCAAGAGTGTTGGAACTTACAAGGTGGGTGCGGATTTGGCCGGGAACTGAATAGGTCACTTAGTCACCATTTCTCGCGATTTGCCCAGTAAGCGGCGGACATTTTACCTTTTTTGATATTAGCGGCATGGCGTTTCTTAAATGCTTCGCGGCGCTTTCGAGAAGATTCGCTTTCGTTTTCCTTTTTTGGGCTGCCTGTTACGCCCTGTTGGCCGAAACGGATCAGTTTTACTTTGTCGCCTTCTTTGGCGAGCACCGCATGGCTTTTATTTGCGTGGTTTGGGGTGCGTTTTGGTTTGTTGTAGCCGCTGAATTTTTCGCCGCGATACTCAACCATCTTCGTCCTCAACTTCGATCATTACTTCGATGCCGCTGGCAAGACGCACCATCAGCCCCGCAAAATCTTCGGGATCTTGCGGTGTCATAAAGGCAAATGATGCTTCGGTGGTGCGGCTTTCGGAATCCACCTCAAGATGGGTGCAAAAACCGCTGATGATTCGAGTACCCATTAACCGTGGTAAGCCGCAACAATGTGGGGTGTGAGAGATACCGTTCCAGAAGAAATGGACGCTATTCTCATGCGGATTTTAGATGCAGGCCTCCCACTGTAAAAGTAGACGTATTGGCCAGACGCATTGATGGTTTTACTGGTGTCAATAGTGAACCAGCTACCGTTGCCGTTGAAGTTGGCCTCTAAAGCCAAGGTGAAATTTGCTTCGCTTGTTACCGCAGCTGCAAAGCTGTACTCGGTGGTGTGGCCAGGGACCTCAAACGAATCGCCCACAGCGGACATTGTTGCCCCAGTGTGCTCGACGACGTTTGTAAATCGTTCAACAGCGGTGGTAGCAACAGCAGGCATTACTTTTTCCTCGATTTTTTAGCGGTTTTAGCTGCCTTTTTGAACGCTCCAGCGGTTGGAGCGCCCTTTGAGCCTGGTTTGCGCATCTTTTCGTCCGCGCCACCCTTGATGCGCTTACGTTTGGCGTGGATATTTGCGTAAAGACCGCGTTTTGCCATGGAAATCGCGACAGCTGTTCATATTCTACTTCTTGGGGCCTTTCTTTCCCTTGGGCTTCTTCTTTTTGCCTTGGCCGTAGTGTCCGGGCATTGATTTATGGGGTGGGTTCAGCTGAATCTACCTCTTTTTGGGGTGTTATTTCGGCTTCGATTACGTCGCTTTCGGGTAGTTGGGCGGTGACTACTTTGGGTTCGACTTGGATATTTAGGGATGGTACTTGGATGGATACTTGTTCGGGGGTGTTTTCGCCCAGAACACGTCCCAGGGAATCCAAAACTTGGGCCGCGACTTGGTAGTGGCCCTTTTTCATGGCGGCATGGACGACGCGGAGCCGCATGGTTTGAATGCGGCCCAGCATTGCTTCGCGGTCGCGGATCCAGTCCTCTTCGGTCCATTGTTTTACTTGGTCCCAGTCGCGCCAGGCAGTGGGGATGCTGATTCCTTCGCGGGCACTGTGTTCATATACGATTTGACGCACGCTATGACCGTCAAGTTGGTGGCGGTACATGCGGCGTTGCCGCGCTTCGATGTATTCCTGGGCGCGTTTATCACCACGACTGCGCTTTTTTGGCCCCTCGTAATTAACCATTAGTTTGTGTAGCTCAGTACAACCTATATGAAGTTGTGCCCATTACGCCTGATTTTGCCAGGTTGAATTGCTGTAGGCATAGGTAGCCGAAGGCGTCAAATGCGTGGTCTACGCCGAGGTTTTTATTTGGGAGGCCCGTTCCAGGGGCGTAGGTCAAGCTGCGGAATGATTTGATTAGTTCTTTGCAGCGTGGGTGGATGTAGCAGCGGTGCGTTCCAGTGGCGTCTAAAAGGGCGGTGTTGACGGCGGTGATTTTGTCGCGTACTTTCCAGGGGCTGCGGGGTGCGCAGACGCGGAATCCTGATTTTCGTAGGATGTTGTGGTCGGTTGCGCCTACGCCTTGGGTTTTGCGGGCGCCGCCTGTTGGGTCCGGGCAGGCCATGATGCGACGTTCCAGGCCGTAGCGGCGGATTACTTCTTCCGTGAAGTCCCAGGTGGTGGCGCCGCCTGTTAGGTGGATTTCGTCGAAAACGTAGAGGGTGTCGTTGTCCTTGACGGCGCAGATTCCCGTCATTGGGTCCACGTTGAAGTCCACGCCTAGTAGTAGCGGGAGGATTGGGATGTCCTTTGCGGCGGTGCTGATGTTCGCGTCGCTAAATGAGACGGCAACGAGACCCGATAGATTTTCGAAGCTGGCCTCGAACTCTTGGCGGAAAGTTCGGGGGTCGAGTTGGCCTCGTGCAGCTTCGATTTCTTCCGGTGGGACGTTGCCGCCTTCGATCGTAGTGAAGCTCCACCGTTTCCAGTTCGTGTCGCCTGTAATGCAGTACTGCCAGAGTTCGTAGAACCAGCTGGCCGTTCCATCGGGGGTGGAAATGAATAGCGCCCAGCCCTGTTTGTCCGCTAGTGCGGGGCGGATTACCTCGAACCAGACGGCGGCGTCCATAAATGCGGCTTCGTCGAGGACTACGCCGGAAAGGCTGCGGCCCCGTAGTGCCATTGCGTTTTCTGTGCCCTTTAGTTCGATCGTGGAGCCGTTGACAAGTTCCAGCTTGAGGTCGGTTTCGTTCTTGGATTTGATCCAGGCGGCGGGGACGATGCGTTTCATTACTTTCCACGCAATGTCCTTTGCCATTCGGTACGTGGGGGCGCAGTAAAAAAAGGTCTCGCCGGGTGCAGCAATCGCTCCACGCAAGAGTTCGATGCAGGCTAAGTAGGACTTTCCGAAGCGGCGGCCTGCGACTAGTACGCGAAAACGTGCGTCGCTGTTGAAAACTTCACCCTGTGCGTGCCGTAGCGATAGCGGGGGTGGTGTACGTACGGCCATACTACAGTAGAAGGTATTGGGTGCGTATTTTTTTGGGACCTGTACTACAGGATAGTTGACTTTTGGGGGATCCCCCCTTAGTATTACAGTAACAGATGTTCACCACGTACCAGCAGGTTCCCTATGTCCTACGCCATGCTGCCCTTGTTGCGAACCGTCCCCCCTTATTGAGAACGGTCCGATTGTAACATTTCGTGACGCTTTTTGAGAATCATTCTCAATCGTCGATCGCGGCACCAGCTGCGCACATGAGCGACCCACCGGCAGTGGTGGCCAGGCCTAGCAGAAGCGCCATCCGCGTTGATGTGTGCTCGCTGTCAGGGTGTGCCTGTAGCAGATGAGCAGAGCCCACAGCACCACACGCGGCCGTAACGCCGATGATACTGAACAGTGCCGTTTGGACGAATTTAGTTGTGATGTAGTTGGACATGATAAGAAGTTCTGATGTTAAAGATTGTAAAACCCTGAGTTAATCTCAGGAAATGTGCGCGATGTGGGCAGTCAGAACTCCACAAGCTCGTTAGTAGCCATGTCTATGATTTCAACCCAAGCGTTGGGGTAACGTGCTGCCCAACGATCAAGAGCGTCATCGGCCGCTGTATAGGTGGAGAACCAGCTAAGCCGCATCCATGCGTTAGCGCGGATGTCCCATCGAGCGATGGCAAACTTGGATGTTTTAGTGGTGGTGTTCATAGTTTTGTAAATTGCGCGGTGTGTGTTCCGCTTGTCTGTATTGTAGCAGTTTGGAAGCGGTTGCCAACGCCTAACGTTGGCAATCAATTCTCAAGCTGTCACACCATGGATGCGACGCCATGCGCACCAAGTCACCGCCTGGCATTCACTAGCACTGCAATCAAGCTTCTTTGCAGCCTTTCTAAAGTCTTCCTTTATTTCTTTTCGTAACTTGACGCCAATGCTCGGGACATCTTTAAGGGAAGTTCTAGAGCCATTCCATATGCAATAAGCGTGGCCGTCAATGCACACGTCATCTTTGACGCCTAAAATACAATTAAAAAATTCGTTTAATTTTGGCCCTTTGAGAATATCTCGCGTTGTATCAGTAAAGAAGTCCTGATGATTTAAAAGTATTTTTAATGCTTTCTCTTTGTTACTCCCAAAGGTGCAAACCTTGATGTTTTTGGCTGACTTAGGATCACGGACAAAGGCTTCAATTAAATTCTCAGCATCGATAAGGTTCCGCGTCCACTTATTCCTAGGACTAAGGGCAGCAATGACACCGGCGCAAGTCTGAGGAGTTAAACCGTAAGTCTTGGCCATGACCATTGCCGCATCATGGGCGGACTGATACCACTTGACGCCGTCGATCTGTTCTTGGATTGTTGCAAGCCGATAAACGGCTTTGATGTTGTTAACGTTTTTGGTAGACATTTGGTTTTGTAAGTTGGTTAAGTTGAGTCGGTACTGTAGCAGATCAGTTCATACGGCCCTTGATTAAGTTGACGCTGGCAGATTTCGCGTAGTCCTTACCGTAACGCACCAACACACAGGCAAGACCGGCACGGTCGGCGTCTGCGTTGTTGATGTAGCGGCCATAGCTGCCGCCAACACTGACGATTTGGAAGTCCTTACCAGCTGCCCAATCAGCCCAAATAGCTGATTTGCTGTTATAGGCGCGGCCATAGGCTGCGATGACTGTAAGCTCAAACATTTTTGACCTTGGGTGGGTTCTCCCTGATAATAGATCACAATAGAAAGAACCGTCAACCCCCAAACCGGAAACGCACCAACATTCGCCAACCGTCTTGCAATTCCGAAAAATATCGTTTATTGTGCTTTCGTACTGAATCGCCACACTATGGCAACCCACCTAGAAATCGAGCAACGCCAGTCAGTTATTCGCGGATGGCTGGAATCCGGCAT